AAAGAATCCAGTTAACGATATCTCCTCCACGTAGAGTATTATCCCACATAGATGTATACTGACGATAACCTAAAGACGGCATATTAGTATTCCAGTCATGAGACTTAGTACCATCATAGTAGCTACCATCATTCTGATAACCTTGAATAGGATAACCGGCAGAACGTACAGGATAAATTTGCTCTAGGGTATTCATCTGATCCTCAGTCATTAACCATCCGTAACGGTCTATAACATCGGCTACAGTCATCATATCGTATTTACCTACCCACTGACCTTGAGATATATAACGAGCATCTGGAGACTTATGGTAGAAAGTAAGTACAGGATTCCATAGCTCTACATCATAATCGTCCTCAAGCATACGAAAATGCCAGAACTCTCTATCCGTAATAAGCATATCCCTAAAACCTCTCTCCTCTAGCTCATCCATTTTAAATCTTTCTACATCTACTTCATGCTGATGTGCAGCCCATTGTTCTACTAAAGACTTATAAGACTTTGTAAAGAAGTCTTGGATTTGTGGTAAAGATTTAACATTTTCAGGGGAAAGCATCTGCTGATACTCTTCGGATTGTGTATCTACGCCATCTTCAGCAAGTTTCATCATTAACTGTTGCTCGGCCATATATGTTAGAGACTCTTCTATCTGACCGCGTTTCAGCTCCATCATTTCATTATAAGATGTCTCATCCACGGACTTATAGGTAACTGATGAGTTACGCTTAGCAAATTCTGCTACAAGAGTATTAATTACATTAGGGATAATAGGATAGAACTTTAGCTCTAGTGCCGCAGTATCTTCCTTAGTTAATGTTTCAATAAGATCTGCGTATTCATTATCTTCTTCAATAATGTAGTCACCTTTATCTATAATACCTTTTGCAAGCTTATAGTTTTTCATAAGTCTACGAGCATTACGGCGTACATGCTGTAAACCTTTCCATTCTAACCAGTCTAGGTTCCAGGCTGTCCAGTCATTATCTTTTTCTTTTCTAGGAATAAACTGAATAGGCTGATTAAGAGTACCCATCTTGTTGTACTCTACCTTGGCTCCAGCCTTGACCTGCATCGCATTATATATCTGCATAGCTTATTGTAAGTTTTTAAAAGGATTTCTTGGTGGTTTTAATCCACCAAATTTACTACCCCCACCGCCAATGTGACGAAAAGGGCTCATATTTAATTTACTGAATTTATTAGAGTTATCCAAGTTTTTTGCTGCTCCAGTCTCCTCATAGCGTTTTTTATAACCCCTATTTGCTTGTTGGACTTTAGCAAATGCTACTAAAGCTGCAAATGCCACAAGCCTATCGACGTTAACTCCGTCTCTATATGCCATCATTTCTTTCATCAGCATTATATCGGGAATACGTTCAATACCATATACATTTTTAATAACCTTCCCATCTGATGTTACCTCTTGATCAAGTTCTTCTTTGATAAATTCTAGAGCATAACTTATCATATGACTTTTAAATAAAGTACCTGTGTTACGCCAGCCGTACTCCTGAAATACATTAGCATTAGCTCCTATATCTTTTAAGAAAAGAATTTGCTGTCTAGGAACTAAATACTTTTGCTTCTTTCTATTAATCATATGGGTAATAAACTGCGGAATATTATTTTCCACAATAGTCCAGGCGTTATACCATTCTATAATTAACTCTAATCTTTCGTGAGTTTTATTAATATCATCGAAACGACCGCACCAAGCTGCTACAATTTTATCAGGTTCTATAAATGTCTGAACACCATCTACATCTTTTTTAGTAATTTCAATTGCTGTTTTATAGATATAAATAGAACATAGAGATTCTGATGTTGTAGTTTTACCTTCGCCAACGGGGTCAATACTAGCATAATAAGTTCCAAATTCTGGAGATTGAACCGGTCTTTCCCATACTACTAAACAGCCAGTCTTATCTTCTGTATCTTTAGTAATAGGAAATTCTCTAATCGGATACTTATTAGTCTGAGTCACAGCAGGTTGACCTTTCTCGTCTCTGTATATTTCTAAATGTTCCTCAGCATATTGTCTATCCTCGATTCGTCGCATTTGGGCATTTATTAAATGACTAGGGAATACTGATACAGTTCTAAAGTCAAACGCCTCTTTAATATTTCTAGGATGCTGAGATATACGTAACTGATATTCTTGTGGATCTAATTCTTTTTTCCAGATGGCAAATTGCTCGTCTAATGCTGCTAAAGCTTCTTCTACTTTAGAGTTACCATATTCATCTATGTACGGTGGCATAGACCATTGCTCAGGAATAAATAATCCTGTGGTACCTGTTACACCTGTCTCGTCTATTAGATTAGATACTACACCGTAGATATCATTAGCATCTGGCCTAGTAATCATCTTCTTAAGTGGTTCACACTGAGACAAGTCCCCCACTGATCCTGCAGCAATAAACATCCCCGTAGTCATAAACCCTGACTTCATTGCAGGACGGATATATTCAAAGGTTGTATCCATCTTAGGAGCAATACCGGCTTCCTCGTGGAAGAAGTACTTACATGGTCCCCCTACCCCATTAGTAGGATCTTTCTCAAAGGACATCCCTTGCATTACTCCTTTAAGTCCTATTTCAGACTTACGTTTAGTTAACGGTTCTACAGTTTCAATCTTCTGCTGCCACATCATAACCTTATTAGGGTTCATAGGACGATACCATGCAGTATGTCTATTTAAGAATGCCTCGTATTCATTTAAGAATTTCCAGGTACCTTTCTCATTTATATAGTCTTTAAGACTAGCTCCCATTTTAAGAGTAATCCCTTCTTCAAACCATATCTGGTTAATTAGTTTACCAGCATGAAAGTAACTAGATGCAATCTGACGTTTCTTTAATATTGCAACGTGTTTAAAGTTTAATTCAGCAAGGCATTCATATAAAGCCATGTGATACTGGGCATCTCTGACATCAGCAAATCCAAACTTCTGTGTTTCTTTATTGAAGATAGGTAAGAAGTTTAACCACATATAATAGTCACGTGGTATATACCATGTATTACCGTTGTTTTTATATATAGCGCCTACCCGGCACTTATTCTTTTGGTCATTCCAGTAAATAATAAAGTCTTTGGTTCCCTGAGGAGCTTTACAATAAAAACCTATATCGTTAAATATTCTAGCCTGCTCGTTAAATTTTAGACTTGATTCATCAAACTGATATTGACCAGGTTCTTTAAAAATACTAAATACAAAATCCTTAAACTCGTCACGAGTAGAAAAGGTAGTAGTAGACCACTCCCCGTTTTCCCATGTAGGTATTTCTATATTAGTACTCATTAAGAAGTTTTAATATTTCACTAAGTGCCTCATGGCGATGATTATCATAAAGAACTACTTTATTAACCCATTGCGATTTTTCTAACTTAGGTACCTCATGTATAGCAGATTCATTCTTAAACTTTAAATCTATTTGGTGAGGATCACCTGTAAAGATCATAATAGAATCTTTACCTAAACGCCCTACGCACATCTGGAGCTGAGCCTTAGTAAGATTCTGAAATTCATCTACTATGCATATACAGTTGTCAAAAGTTCTACCTCTAAAGTGTGTAAGAGATACAAGCTCTATAGCTTCCTGTTCCTCAAGCTTATTTAAGATATCCGGTTTATCATAAACCTTTCTCATATTAGACTTAATAGGTACAAGCCAAGGCTCCATCTTTTCTTTCTCAGAACCTGGTAAAAAACCATTGTCTTCAGTAGATATAGTAGGTCTTGTTATAACAATCTTGTTTACTCTTCTCTTAAAGTACATATCAAGAGCTACCTGTACAGCAAGTAAAGTTTTACCAGAACCAGCATTACCTAATAAGAAGTTATAAGGAGCATTGAGAATTAACTCTTTTGCTTTCTTTTGCTCTTCAGATAAGGTAATAGAAAACTTAATGTCTCCTTTTGGAGCAGTCTTCTCAACGTTTTGCTTTGCCATTTTCTATAAGTTTTATTAGTGAGTCAATGTCTTTAGCCTTACTAGGTAAAGAATAACTGTTCATAAAGGTACTTAAATTATTTCTAGGTATAGCCATCCATTCTTCTGTTTCACAAGAATAGTAGATAAAAAAGTCTGATAAGTTACATTTGGTCATATGCAAGCCCGGCTCCTCCTCTAGCCCTACCTTGTTGTTCTTCTTGAAGATCTTTATACGCGCCTTTGTAAGCTTCTCTAATTTGCTGGAATTTTGCTGCTGTATTAGTAAGCGCTGTGATATTACCGTCTCTCCCATCTGTTATACTTGTTGTAGCCATATAGTTTGCTAATCTATCGAGCATTTGCTTAATACCATTGTACGCCCTCATGGTCGGGGTTTCATATAATTTTCTACAGAGATCTAATGCGCCTGGGATACCATCATCCTCAGGACTAAACTCTGCACTTATTTCTGCTAATATAATCTCTTCTTTGTCATCTTCTGCAAGATTAAAGAAAGGATTTATATCTGGGCTTGGGCAAGTCATGTAAAATAAATACAGGTATATTTTTAGGTAATCTTCTGGATAATCATCCATTATCTTCTTAAGTGTAGTAATAGTATAACAGTGTTCTGTTGGAATCACTACACCATCCTGTATATCAAATAGTTTAATTATCATTTTTCTCTATGTTATAATAATAACTATCTGTATCTTCTGCAATCCATCTATTTGAGACAGCTTCTACAGATAGTAGTTCAGTATCTACTTTTATATCTTTTAGGGCAATTGGAAATTCTTTAGTTATCCAATTCATGTCTTTCCAAAATATTCTATTATTAGGTTGACACATTAAATATCCATCATCGGCCATAAGTATGTGACCGCATTTATAGTCTGAAGGTTCTTCCGAATATGGGTTATTGTACCAGTCTACTGTAAACATATAAGTAGCCCAAACAAAACTTTTATCTTTAAGGATAACCTGACATCTTTTTTCTCGAAGATATTCAAAACAGTTAATGGTTACATTCTCAGAAAAACAATCCCATAACTGCTTCATATGAAAATCTATATCATTTATGGGCTCCTTAATATATATTTCCGATATAGGTACTCGTGATCTTAGCATACCATAGTCGGTCATCACATGAAATGTAAGTACTTTACCAGAAATAGATTGTATACCAAAAGCATATGCGTTATGATACTTATCTGCATCTTCAGCATTTTTAGTAAAGTGCGATGCTTTTACTAGACATTTAAAGGTATCTATACTACTATTAAGCATCATTTAAGTTTTTTAAATAATTAATAATGTTTATAACCTCAGTTTTTAGATATGGTACTTCATACTTTACTATGTCATCTACCACAGGTTCCCCGGAAGCATCGTATAATACAACGCGGTTATCATAAGCGTCTTTACCAGCTTCTTTAAAGATAATATGTTCGATAATCATTTTTCCTGGTTTAAGTCTAGGGTTATGCTTAAGGATCATATACATATAAAAACTTAACTGGAGAGCATAATGGTTAAGGTTACAATCGTCCAGATTAGTAACTGGATCAAGCATTTTATCAGTAATTCCTTCCCAGTTAGTATAACCTGAGGTTTTAATTTCTTTATTTGTTTTATAGTCATAAATGTTTACTATACCATTTACTACTTCTACTCTATCTGCTTGACCACATAATCCTACACTCTTAAGATACATCATATGTTCTGGATATATCCCATCTTTTAATTTTTGATCCGGCGCTTTTTTAATTCCATCAGACTCTATAGGTTTAAAGATAGGTATAACAAAACCATCCTGCTCTATGTTTTCACAAGACGTATAGGCTAATTCTCTTTGCGAATGATACCATGTACCTAGATTAACTGCTTTCTGCGACTCGTTCTTCCAAGCCTCTTTGACATCCTCGACGGTCATTCCGTACCACTTACTCTTTTTATTTTTTACTGACTTAGCAGCAATAACATCTGCATCAAATGGTTTTTTGAACTTAGATATAACTCCTGTTACGCTTACCCATGTGATATTCTCATTAGGGTCTATACTCGTATAGCTATGCGTATCTGCTTTAAATAGTATCGACATAGTTCTCTAATTTAGAATTTAAATCGTCTTCGTCTTCCTCTGTCATTACGGCAAACCATCTTCCGCGTGGACATTCTGAAGACATACTATGTGTCTTATAAGCTAAGGAGCAGCCGCAATCTCCACAACAAGGTTGAGTACCCGGTACTTCGCATTTAGATCCTTTAATATCTATAAGCGGACAGGATTCACAAATCTCCATACGCCAAGTAGCTATACGCTGTATTTTCTTTCGGGTAAAGTAGTAATTAAATATCCCTTCTAGGATTAACCACTTATCCCTCCAGATCTTCTTTACCTTTTTCCAAAATTTCATTTCGATTTGATTTAAATTGTTTTTTAGCAAGAGTTTGGTTTTTTAAGTTCTCTCTAATCTTATATAAACGCTTCAAAGTATTTTGTGCGCTCATATAAAAGTTATATCGATTTAAGTTGGTAGGATTGATAATTCTAACATAGTCTTCGTGTTTCTGTATTTCTTTATTTAGACTAGTAGTCTTTACATAAAAAACACCTAAACTTTCTACATCTATTTTAGGTTCTTCTCCAGACTCCATAAGCTTTCTTATGCTACTCCAGTAGTAGGATACGGCATCTGAAACTTCTGATTCTGGAAGATTCAGCTCTTCAGCTAATTCCTTAATTAGGAAATTTGATTTCTTAGGATTCAACATGGACTACCTTATAGTCTAATAATATGTTACCGTTAATCTGTATCTTAAGATCATCACTTAGAGCAATCTTCTTTTTACTCTTTCCCTTTTTTATTACTAGATTCTTTTTCTCAGCTTTAGTAATAGCGTTTCTAACAGACTGGCTGCTACCAAAAATTTTGTTCTTAGTAGCAGCCTCGCAGAAATCTGTTAGTTCTTTCTCCCCCGAAAGAGCAAGAAAAGTAAGACAACTTAAGTCTTGATCAGATACGTTTAACGATTTTAGGTGACAATGAACAGCTAACTGGAATTTAACTATACTCCATAGGTCCATTCTCACGGTCTTTCGTACCTGATTTACTACAGCCATTACTTTTCTTTTTTAAGGGTTCTGGTTTTCGGTTGTTCGATTTCAGAAGATTCCTCCTCTTCTGCTGGAGGCGGTGCCATAATCTGAGCTTGTCTCATGGTAGCTACAAGCCTGCGCAAACGCTGTTCTTCAACATCTGCTAGAAGTGTTTCGTACTTAAGTTGAATCTCTAGTAACTCAGATTGTTCCTTATAAGATTCAATTAGTTCAGTTTTTTTAGCAGCCATTTCTTCTGCTGTAATTTGTTGGTTTTCCATAACGTAACTTATTTAGGTTTAAACAAATATATAGTAAAAGTTTAAACTAAACAAATTTAAATAAAAAAAGCCCAGGTACGTTTACCCGGACTTTTAACCTAAACTAGTATTAACCTTAAGACTTCTTACTCTGCTGCTCTTTAGTAGCTTTGATATAGCCTGTAAGTTCTGCGATATTAGTACTTAACTGTGTCATATGATTAGTTAAGTTATCCATCTTCAGATCCAGCTTCTCATGAGCAGCTTTCTGATCTTCTTTAAGTGCTTCCATACGATTATAAATAGTATTTTCTTTGGCGGTAAGGTCAGCTTCTAGAGCATCCATGTCTCCAGTAAGTTTGTCTACCTTACCTTTTAACTTACCAATTTCTTGCTTTAAAGCAAAGTATGCTGATAATCCTGATCCTACTCCTGTTACAATCCAGATAACATCCTTAACGTTAAATGTCCAAGTCTCAATCATTTTAGTAAATCTTTTGTAGTATTGCTATTTCAGAGTATATAGAATTTTGAGGACTCGTACCATCCCATTGAGCACTTACTCTAAGTTCATTATCTACAGTAGTATCAAAATCAGTATTATTTTCTTCTGTAAAGTTTGTACCATTAAAGGAAGTTGCTGCATTTTGAGTATAATTAAACATACCTCCAGACATAATGCTAGCTGTACGAGCAGGTCCTATTTCACGAATAGTAAAGTATACATTTAATTCCCAATGTTTATTAATAGCTGCAGCTAAAATCATATTACCTGTAGTACCAAAAATAACCCCGTCAGTATTATCAATAGTTATAGTAAGACCCGCATTATTTCTAGAGCCTAGGTGACCTAGCATTTTTAAATGAAAAGAGTCACCTACTTTAAAGGTATTAGCGGGAACTAATAAAGATCCTACACCTACCCCTGTTAACCTACCAGGTGTTATAGTATTTGTAATAGCAATACTATTCTCATACTCAGCAAATAGACCTTTACCAAGATTACCTTGTTCAAGACCTGTAGCTATTGCATCTAAGCCCTGTAGTACTTTTAACTCGTAGTTAAAGTTTGAACCTTTGTCTCCTTCTTTTGGATTACCGTTTCCTAATGACATAGTTATAAGGCATTAAGGATCCGTTGCAGGAGACGTAGCACCTGCAACTGGAACCTATAGTTAGATTTTTTATTACCGCTAGTGTAGTTGTTATTACCTAGTGCCATAATTATACGGTTACATTGATAACGCTAAAATATACATTTACAGTATCCGTAGTATCGTTAAGACTTGCATTATTAAGAACTATATCAAAATAACCATTAGCTATACGACCCACTGTTGCAAATATAAGACTTCCTGCTCCATTACCATCCTGAAGAGTTAAATGAACAATCGAACGCGTTGTAACATTAGAGTTATTAACTCTGAAAGCTGTAATACCGCCAGCAGGAATAAAGTTAGTTACATCCCAAAAAACATTAACAGTACCAGAGTAAGTATTAAGAGTTACATCATCAGCAATGCTGTTTACTTGAGTAACCGTACCTGTGCTATAAACCAAAGGTACAATACCTGATACAGGTACAGCATAGTTTTGATACTTATCTCCACGCTTAGTAAAAGATACATCTGCTCCAAGAACCATAAGGTCAGTAGCAGGATTTTCAACAGTAGTTCTGGTGAATTTTTGCTTTACTAAATAAAGCCAGTTTAAAATGTCCATAGTTTTAGATTTTGAGTTGATTACTATATATGATAAATATACAAAGTTTAACTTGACTATACAAGTTCTAGAGCAGAAATTATACTATCTGCATCGGGTTTAAATGATCCATTAAGTATAGTTTTACCTCCTACAAAAGCATAAATGCCTTCTCCCATGTGTACGTGAACACAGTAATCATCAACCTTTTCTACACCATAGTAAGGGTAATTTGAACCCCTATAAGTTATAATTCCATCTAAGTATATAATCTGTTCCATTATGCTTTATGTATTTGCACGTGAATAAATGAACTCCTTGCTACATCCGCTGTGTTTCCGTTCTGTACAGCAACTATTATGTATTGATTCTGAGTCCAATCTATATTATTTGTGCTTACAGCGATAGTTAAAGCGGTATTATCATCCGGGTTTATATTAGCATTACCAGCCATAGTCTCAGTACTAACTGCTGATTTAACAGCAAGCGTTCTTGTATACTGAAAATATAAAGCAGATGCACCAGCTGGGGCACTTGTACCAATTAAAGAACCACCGACTGCTGCACTTGTGTTTACATACATACGTGTTGTTAATGTACCTAATGCGGTCGTCCTTCTTATGCGCGTTTTAACATAAAGTATGTCACCTGTAGTTACTGTATTTGCAGGTATTAAAACTGATGAGGTGAATGTACTTACTGTTGTACCGGTTACAGCTACACCGTCGGTAACTGTTTGCTTATTTATAGTAACACCGGATGTAGCAACTGTTATAGTACCACTAGCTGTAATGGGATTTGTACCAGATAAACTTATACCTGTACCTGCAGCAAGCTGTACAGAAGTTACTGTACCGGTATTACTTGTATAACCTGCTGGGTTACTTGTATCATATTTAGCATTAAGCGCACTTTGTAAGTCCAGCTGAGATGATAAAGTACCTGTAATGGTTCCCCATGTAGCAACTCCCCCGCCACCTGTAGTTTTTGGTTTACCATCTGCACCATTTATTTGTAATGTGTCTGCACCAAATACATTACCGTTTGCATCTACTATTTGCATATTAGTATTCTTGTATAGTTAGGATGTAGGTTGTATTTACCGAAGTTGTCGTTACTTTTAGCTGATCTCCTGCCGTTAAAACATAAACAAAATTATCTGTTAGGGTATCTCCAGCACTTAGAGAAACAGTATAAATATTAGTGGTCCCTAAAGATACCGAGTTATATATTGATAAAGTTATATTATTAGCTAATGTATTATTAAATCTAATACCTGCTGTATTGGCAGAGGTCAAAGCCGGCACAGTATATAATGTGCTAGTTCCTGCTGCTGCGATTGTACCCTCAAGTCTAATTATTCCCATATAGCAAATATAAAAAATTTTTACGTAAAGTGTTGATAATTAAAATATTTTCCATAAACTTGTATCAGATAACGACCTTATGGATAAGCTAACCGCTACTGGTAAACTCGCTAAGAAGTATCTCAAGAAGTATCCTTCTCTACCAATCATGACTATTGCTAAACTTATGTACTCTGAAAATGAGATGGCATTTACTAATGTAGATCATGCGCGTAGCGCACTTAGAAGCCACTCCGGACTACTAGGTAAGAATTCTAGAAAAAATGTAGATCCAGAATTACAAAGACCTATTACATATAACTATGCACCATTTAATGACATACCAAAATCATATAAGTCTGGACCTAACGACTTTACATTACCAAGTGATGCTAATAATATTCTTGTTCTTTCTGATGTGCATTTCCCTTATCATGATGAAGAAGCTCTTGGTAGTGCTATTCAATATGGTATCCAAGAGCAAGTTAATACAATACTTCTTAACGGTGATATTCTAGACTTCTATCAGTTATCACGCTTTGATAAAGATCCAAGTAAACCTAAGATGAAGACTGAGTTAGAACAAGGCAGATGGTTTATGAAAGCATTACGCACAGCATTCCCTAAAGCTAGAATCTACTACAAGCTTGGTAATCATGAAGATAGACTA